ATGGCGCGGCCGTCTCCCATCCTCGGACTGATTGCGGGCGGCGCGCTGGCAGCTGCGGCGGCGTTGTGGCAGCCGGGGATCCGCGTCGTCGACGGCGACACGGTCGATCACGGGTTCTGGCGGTGGCGGTTGGAAGGGTTCGACGCGCCTGAGACCGGGAGCCGGGCGCGCTGCCACGAGGAGCGCGTTCTAGGCCAGTCGGCGACGCTTCGGCTGGCGGAGGCCGTCCGCGACGGGCAGGCCCTCCTGGCGCCCGTTGGGCCGGTCTGGAACGTCGACCGCTACAATCGCCGCCTTGGCCGCCTGACCATCGACGGCCGCGACGCCGGCGACATCCTCACCGCCGAAGGCCTCGCCCGACCCTACGCCGGCGGCGAGCGGGGATCGTGGTGCGCGGAGGGGTAGGTCTGAAGCCTGCTACTGCACATGCGGTTCCGAGAACCATGTTTGCGAGCATGAGTTCAAGGGCTGGCGCGAGTTTGATGATGGCTGCGGCGGCGAAACCGTATGCACGCGCTGCGGCATGGGTGCGATGTCTCACAGCCTACGTTGTGGAATGTAAAGGAAAGGCCGCTCACCCTCACAGCCCGCGCATGACGCGGGCTTTTTTCGTGCGTACTACAAACACGAAAAATCCCCCGCGCCGGCTCCGGGGGCGGAGAGCGGCGCGGGGGTGGTCCGGCTGGTCAAGCCGGGCGCGGCAGGACGGGGGCGGCGTCCGCTGCGATCGCCGCCGGGGCGGGGGAGAAGAACCGCCGGCGGGATGGAACGCCCAACAAGCGCCCGCGCGGCGTTGGGCCAACAAAAGGGTGATCGCGCGTCCGGCCGACGCAAAACGGCCGAGCCGGACGCGCAACGAACTAAGGGCGTGAGGGCGTAACCACCTCCACCGGATGCGGCGTGGCGCTCGCGACGCGCACCGCGAACGCCGTGCCGAGCGCGACGAGCACGACGGCGATGGCCAGCCTCACCCTTTCGCGATGATCCATTGAATCAGGTCGCGGATCATGTCCGGGTTGAGGATGCCCTTGACGAACAGAAAGGCCAGGATCGCTCCGCCAGTCCACTCGCGCGGGGAGGCGATTTCGCGCATGAGCGCTTTGAGCCGCGACGCCGGCGACTGCCGGATCTCCGTCTCGACCTTGTCGATGCGGGAGTGCGTCGCGCGGAACTGGCTTTCGCCCTCCGTTAACCGGCCCTTGATCCAAGCGATATCCTCCATCATGTGCTCGAACTGGCCCATCAGCCGGCCAAGCATGAGGTAGAGGTTGCCCTCGTGGGGCTCGTCCCCAAGAATCGAATGCGGCATCGAATGCGGCATCGCTGGCGAGTCCGGCGGATACCGGTGCGGCGACGGCGGCGGCGAGGTCCGCCTGCCATGGCTCCACGGGTCGTGCATCGCGCTGCCTCGTCATGTCTGTCATGAGCCGGTCCCCACTTAACGCGACGCAATCTTCGGATTGGGATCGCCGCCCGTGCGGCAGCGGTCGTGTTCATCGAGCGCGCGGGCGAGCGCCTTGTTCTTGCGCGCCTCGCCGGCCCGGAATTCGTCGATCTTCTCTTTCAGCGCGCCGTTCGACACGGCCGGCGTGCCGTCCGCGTCCTTGATGTCGGGCACGGGCGGAGCGGTGGTCCGCCTCGACTCGCGGCGCGCGGACTTGTCCGCCTCCGGGCACGACAGAGCCTGATATTGCGTCGTCAGCGGTGCCGACCAGTCCGGCGTGTCAGCGCCGCCGAGCCATCCAGGCCCGCAGCCACTCATCATCGCCGCGGATAGCAACAGCACCACCGTCCTGAGAAGTCCCCCGCGCATCGCGCATCTCCCGTTCGAACGTCTCGATCGCCAGTTCGTCGGCCGCGACCACCGCCTCACGCGCAATCAACGCCTGCTCTTTTTCAGCCACCGCCGCCTCGCGCGCCTTCATTTCGGCGGCAGCGATCGTGCCGTTGCAGCGGGATTTCGCGGCCGTCTCGGTGAGCATGTCGCCCTGCCACCACGCCAGCGCCTTGGCGCCGAACCAGATCCCGGCCGCCAAAACAGCCAGATATGAGCCGACTTTAAGCCAGCGCTTAATCGCGCCGAGACCCGGCAACCACGGCGCCACGGCGGCGAGTTTGGCAAGCGCCGGCAGAATGTAGGGCGCGAGCCAGAGCGGAACGGCAAATGGCATTTTAGTCTCCGATCTATGTCCGGGAGCAAGGCGACCCGCGCGAAAGCGCGTCCCCGCGGAGCGCGACTAGCGCGTGAGCGAGAAAATCATCTTCCCAGATTGGCGCCACGGATGTAATCGCGGACGCGGGCCCACTCGACGCGATTGGCCGCATACCAGATGCCGCCGAGGACGAGCAGCGTCGCAAGCGACTTGAACCCGGCCGGAGAGGCGAGCCAATCGATGATCGACGATGTCCGATCGCCGGTATCCTTGGCGGTCTCGATCTGCGTCAGGATCTGCGACGTCGCGTTCGCGGCCTCGACCACGCCGGCGACTTCCGTCCCGCGCTTGACGGCGGATGCCTCCGTCATCGTTTCCGATCCTGCTGCCTTAACATCCTCTTTCGTCGCCTCCTCGCGCGCCGCGTTCGGCATCGGCTTGGCGTCGATGTCGTCGAGGCGGGCGAACGTCACGCGGTCGATCGCGCCCGTGATCGGCAGGCCGTTTTCCTTTTGAAAGCTCATCAGAGCCGCCTCGGTGCGCGGGCCCATGATGCCGTCGGCCGCGCCAGGGAAGTATCCCAGGCGGGCAAGTTCGGTCTGCGCCACCGCGACGACGTTCGGATCCGGCTCCTCGCGATCGGCCAGGATGGCGCGCAGGCGGTCGAGGTCGAAATGCGGGCCGGGGTCGACCTTGCGCCGCGGCGAGATTTCATAGTGCCCGACCACGTCGACAATCGACGGGTAGGCGATGGCGAGCGCACGAACAAGCCCCTCGACCGCCTTCAACTGTGCGGCGGTGTAGGGCAGCCACCACGTCTCGCCCGTCCCGTGTGGCGGGTTTTTGGCCTGCGTCGGCGGGCGGTGCGCAACGCATTCGGACGGCGACCACGAGGCCTTGCCTGAATAATGGAACAGACGGCCGGAGCGCGGCAGCAGCAGGCCGGGATTAACGATCTCGATACCGACCGAGAAGGCGTTGCAGTTCGCCGTGCCGCGGTAGCTCGACTTGCCGGCGTGCCAGGCCGCGATGTCGCACTCGACCATCTGCGTCACGCTGCCGTCGCGCTCGACGACAAAATGCGCCGAGACCTTCGAGCGCGGGTTCTGGAACCACGAGATCGCGCCGGCCGCCGTCGTCCCTGCCGTGTCGTGGATGACGACGATGCGCGGACGCATCCGGCCGCCGGCGTTCGGCGAGGGCACGAACGCAACCGGCTTACCGCCGAGCAACGCCCGGTCGTTGACGATCTGAAACATGGGGCCCCGCTAGTCGTGAAGATCAACCCAACCAGTGCCGGTTGTCAGTAAAGTCCGCCGGGATCGGAGATGCTGCTTCGAGCACGTTCGAGGCCGCGCGGATCGCCTTGATCACGGCTGCCAGATTCCGCAGCGCGTCGGCCTCGGCCTGTTCGGCGGGATCGAGCGCGCGGGTGTGCCGGATGTCGTTCAACTCGTTGGCGCGCACGTTAGCGTTCAACTGGCGCACGAGGCAGTCGGTAAAGTCGCGCGCGCCGACGGTGACGATGATCCGGCGCTGTGCCTCGGCGCGGATGTCGTCCACCGTGACGACCGGCGGCGGCGGCGAGAGCACGTCGACCGCGCCACTGTCGAAGTCGATCATCAGCCGCGAGATGGACACGGCGGCGGCCGGGTGATCGTCGCCGATGACGACATGCTGCGTCCCGTCCGGGAACGGCTTGGCGACAAGCTCATCGATGGACGTGACGCCACGCGGGAGCGCCGCCTTGCGGGTCGTTTCGCCTTCGCGCCAAATCACATGCGGCATCGGTTACGTCTCCGCCCAGAATACCAGCCGCCAATTAACTGGATTTGACACAAACAAGCTCGCAGTGCCGCCAGCCTTCGGCACAAGCAGCGTCGTGCTCGTAAACATGGTCCCGTCCCAGGATAAGGTCACCTCAGTCGCGTTGGCTGAGACAGAAAGCGCCTGCGCGATAGAGCGGAATAGCCCCGGTATGATGCGGTCGCCCACCGAATAGCCAGCATCTGCGCCGACACACTCAAGCACAATACCAAATCTCCTTGGTCTGGATCCTAATCCGTGGGCGAAGGCTACGTTGCTATCAGTGGTGTTGGTCAAAACAATCGGCGCGCTCTCGACGTAGGTGGTTCCGATGCCAGGGTCGCCTTGGTCACCTTTCAGATCGGCTAGCGCGACGAGGTTTGTCCACGCGGCGTCGCCGACATAACGCCACTGGATGTGCGTCGCCGATTTCTGAAACTCGACCGCGCGGCCGTCGTCTCCATCGACACCGTCCGTTCCGTTGGTGCCTGGCGTTCCGGGGTTGCCCTGGTCGCCCTTGATCTCTGTCAGCGCGACGAGGTTTGTCCATGAGGCGTCGCCGACATAACGCCACTGGATGTGCGTCGCCGATTTTTGAAACTCGACCGCGCGGCCGTCATCTCCATCGACACCGTCCGTTCCGTTGGTGCCGTTGCCGCCTGGTGTGCCAGGAGTTCCGGCGTCACCCTTCGGCCCGCGCAGCACCAGGTTGACCGGCCCGCGTTCGGGGAGCTCGATCGGCTGCGGCGTGATGCGCTCGAAGCGTAGCTCGGTGATCTTTTCCAGCATGGTCAGACCCCGGGCCTCAGTTCAAGCGTGCCGACGAAGAACTCCGTCGTGACGCCGTCTTCGGTTATGACCATGTCGTGCGTGTAGACCCCGGACGGAAGGGCAGCGAGTGTCGCTTTCGGAACCGTCATCGACCAGAGGCCGTCCTCGGCGTCGTCAATCGTGATCCGGCCGTTCGCGGTCGACGCCTCGATGACGTTCGCCCCGTTCTTCGCCTTGTAGACGATGACCATGCCCGTGATGTCGATCGGCTGCTTGGCGGAATCAGTGAACTGGCGCGAGATGGCGAGGTCTTCTTTCTGGCTGACCGACCATTCGATGCGATAGCGCGCGGGCATGTGGTTTCCTACTCTGGCCAGACGATGACGGGCAGTTCGCCAAGAATCGTCTCGACGGTCGGCAGCGGCCGTGCCCCCGATTGAACCGCCGCCATCTGCGAATAGGCGTAAAGCCAAACGCTATCGCGCCAGACGACGAACGCCGCGGCCTCGGCCGCCCATTGCGGTAAGCTCGAATTGACGTAGCTCGCCAGCGACACCGCGCCGGAATACGAGCGCGACACGGCGACGTCGTTGACGTGCGCCTCGATCGCGGCGGCGAACTGCGCAGCCGGATCGACAGGTGGCGGCGAAGCGGGCGGCAGCCGCTCGAGCCCGATGGCCGCCAGTTCGGCGTCCGGCCAGATTTCGATGTTGGCTGGATGCGTCACGTCGTCGATCGGCTCGCCAGACCAGATTTCCTGCGTCGCGATGTAGCGGAGCGCCATTCGAGTCACCTGATTTCCAGATAGAAGCCGCTCATGACCTGCGAACCCGGGTTGCCCATATCAATCGAGACGTTTGCGGGAGCAGAGTTGTAGATCTTGAAGCCGGTGTGGTTTTGCGAGTTTGATGAACTGATCACGGCGTCGGCGGCGGGTGTAAACGTCGGAGTAAAAGAACCGGACGCCCCGAAGACGCCAAGCATGATTAACGGTGTCGCGCCACTGGACGATGCAATGGCCAGAGCCGCCGGATCGGCGCTGACCACGCCGCTCGTCTGGTAGCCGGCGATCGTCACGGCACTGATTGCGATGTCGCCGCGAAAAACGACCAGAGTTTTCGCGTTCATGCTCGACCCGAGCTGACCCGTCAGCGTTGTTCCGCCTTCCGAGCCGGTCGCGATTTTGGCCGAGATCGTTTGGCGCTGCGAGTTGGTTCCTGTGTTGAATTCGCCTGCCAGCTTGGTGAAGCCGGACGGCACCACTTCGGCCGGCGTGCCGCTCGCTTGCCGGATCCAGTCGTGAAGTATGATCAGGTCGCCCGCCTGGATTCCGCCAGGGCAGACGATCGTCTCGGTCACAGAGCTGGCCGACAGCGGCTGCGTGATCGTGGATGGTGTTCGGCGGCGGCTGGCGCCGATGTTTGGAAAAAATCCCGGTATCATCAGCGCACGTCATCGATCATTGAAATGACGATCTCGGTCGCGCTGCGCACGTCGTAGTAGAGATAATCGACACGACTCGCCGTGGTGGTCAGCACCGGAGCGGTCCCGCGCGAAAACTTGAATACGGAGTTAAACGACAGCGTGCGGCTGCCAGTCGCGTCCTGCGCCACTCGAATTCGGCCCTTCTTCCCGACGACGATGTTGGTCGGCAGGCCAAGCGTCCGGTTGCCCGCCAGCGTGACGGCAAAATCGTATCCTGTCGCCATATTCCAAGCGATCGTCGCCGCGTCGGTGAGCGACACCTCGGCCAGCGCGTCGGCGATCGCCTTGATCGTCAGCGCCAGCGAGTTGTTCGTGGCCGCGCGAACGTCGCTTGCGGACGCGATCAGGTTGGCGAGCGGCCGCCCGTTGCCGCGCAGATACGCAGCGCATCGCACGACGCTCCCGGCTTCACCTCGGAAGACGGCCACGTCACCGGCCGCCGTCGCGATGTTGGCTCCCGTCGGCAGGATCAACGAGGCGCCGTTCGTGAGCGTAAGCGCGGCGGCGAAGCGGACGACGGCCTGCTCGCCGTCGGCGAGCGTGATCGCCGTGATCGCCGTTGTGCCGGTGACGGTGACGTAGTCGCCCGTCGCCGCCGTCAGGTCGATCGTCGCAGCGGAGGCAACGTCGGCTCCCCGCGTCCATAGCTTCGCCAGCCCGACTTCGCTTTTTGTGTGCGTGTGAGATGACGGCGGGAAGGTCGACGGCTTGCCGGTGACGGCGGACCAGTCTAGCGTCGCCGGTCCGACGCCCGTGTCGACCCACTCTTGCGGCGAGTTGTCGGTATCCCAGACTGCGGTCGTGGCGTTCGTTCCCGAATCCTTGGTCAGGATCGCCCAGTCGCCGGCGACGCCGGCCGGTATCGCGGAGGCAAGGGCGGCCAGTGACGCGTAGGCGCCCTTGTATCCTTCGTTGAGCGCCGCGAGCTTTGTGCGCTCGGCGACCGTCATGCGCACAAATTCGGTGTCATCCGCAAGACCAGCGAGCCCGTCAGAGATCGACAGCTTCGCGGCCAGCGCATCGACCATCGCATCGGCAAGCTCGGTGCCAGCTGTGCCGGCCACGGCGCCGTTCAATGCCTGCAACAGACCGCGCAATTGGCCGAGGATCTCGTTGACGTCGTCGGCGGTCAGCTCGTAGCCGTCGGCGGCGGCGGGCGACGACTTGTTCTTCGCCCAGAGGTTATTCAGCGACCCTTCACTACCCGGCGCCGATAAAGCCGGACGCGCGAGAACGGCATTCCTGCCGCGGAGACCGAACGCCATCGCTTAAGCCTCCTTGATGATCTCGACCCAGCCGTCGACGTGGACCTCGGGATAGTTTTCTTCCGTGTCGCCCATCTTGGCTCCGGTTGCGCTCCCGGCCGCCCAATACGTCTGCAGGACGAGGACGGACGTTGCCTCAAGCGTGAATCGCGCGATCCCGATCGACGAGTTGCAGGTGTCGTTTGACCCGACCTGGCTGTCGGCAGAGTTGCCAATTCCAAGTGTGACGCCACCGGTCAGGTTGAACAGTCGCGTGCGGTGCGAACCGGCATTTCCGGCGACGCCAAGAAACGTCGCGCGATACGTGCCGGCGGGCAGAGTGATCTGCTGCGTCGATGAGTTGAACGACGCGCCGGAGATCTGGTTGACGAGAAGATCGTTGAGCGGCCGCAGCGTCCACTGGTTCTTGATCAGCGCGGTCGGAGGGGTCGACGGCAGCCGGGTCTGCTGCACCATGATCGCCGGAGCGACGGTGGCGAGAGACGGCGCGGCGATGGACGGAACCGCGATTTCGATGTCGTCCGCGCCTTCCGTCACCGTGACGTTCGTCCCGGCCTTGATGCGGCGGAACCTCAGATCGAGGCCGCTCTTGCCCTCGAAGACGCGCGCGCCCGTCGTACCGAGGTTGGAACCGGTGTTCGATTCACCGGACACGCCGCCGCCCGATCCGACCGTGTCGATGCGGATGTGCGAGCGCCCTGTCTCCGGGTTGGTGACGACACTCAACGTCGTGTTGTCGCCGGCGACAAGCGAGCGGAACAGATAGATCCCGGCGTCGTTGCCGTGGAAAAGGTCGACGCCGTCGCCCGACTTGCCGATCTCGATCAGGAAATCGATCATAAACTTGATCGCCTTGCGAACCTGCTCGAGATCCGTGTGCGAAGGCGTCTGCTCTGAAAACTCGATCAGGTGCACGAGTTCGCGCATCGGATGGTCGAGCGCTTCCATCGGCGGAATAGAGCCCTCGCGGCCGATGCGCGGATCGCCGTTGACATAGGGCGCGTCCGGGTCGTCATTATAAATTCCGTCAACGGGATCCAGAAACGCAGGATCGAACGGCGGTTGGCGTTTCATATCGATAGTCCCCCAGAGTAGTCGAAGATGACGTTCGTGTGCGCGGGTCGCAACTTCTTGAAGATGCACTCCAAGTCTTCGGCGCGGCGGATGACCAAATGGGCGTCGGCTCCGAGGCGCGATTGGCCGAACCGGAACCAGCTCAGGCGGCGGCCAGGCAGGCGCACCACCCATAGAAAGCGCATTTTTGGCGGCGCTATCTGCCAAGTGGGATCGCCGAGGCGTGAGACGCCGAACATGAAGGGCCGGTATTCGACGATCCGGATCTGATTGAGCTTTTCGAGCTGCGTCTGCAGGTCGACAGACAAGTCGCTGCCACCCGGACCAGGGTTGTGATAGCCGAGGCGCTGCGCGATTCCGGTGAAGTAGGCGCGAGAAGCTCCGCCCGGACGGCGCGCGAGCTTGTCGCGCACCTGGATCTGACGTTCCTCGATCGTCTGCCCAGCCGGAAAGCAGGGCTCTGGCAATCCGAGGACGCGCTCCCAGTCACCGAGCATATACGCCGGCGTCGACGTCGGTGGGAACGCTTCAATGAGAAGAAAGTAGGCCGTTCTGTCCGCCCAGCGAGCGATCACGCCGGCGAGCGCCGTGATAAACCGCACGAGCGTCGTGCCCTGCGCGCGCGGCCAGATCTCGCCGAGCGGCAGCAGCGCCAGGAGTGCGTGCGCGTAGGCCGCCTTGTCCCGAGGGCGCCAGCTCATGACGCGAAGTCCAGTTCGATGAAGATCATGTGCCCGACGGTCGCCGGAATGAGATTGTCGACGGTGACGGAGTGATAATCCTCACCCGTCGCGGCGGAGATCGCCTCGCGCACCCAGCTTGCATAGATGATCTGCCCGGGCGTTGCGCGCGCGAGCAGCATCGCCTTGACTTCTTGCACGATAGCGGCGCGAACTTCCGGCGTGTCGCGGCTCACATAGTCTATCGTGACGGTCTCATCCTGGCGAACCGGGCTTTCGACAAAGAAGTCGGCCACCGTCACCGGCCGCAGCCCGTCGATGTACGATTGAACGAGTTCGAGGTCTTCGGTTTCGGGGAGGCCGTCATCGTCGGCACGCACCTGGTCGAGCATGATGCGGACGGTGATCGTGCCGATGCCCATTTCCTGCTTTGCCCAGGCCCGCGTGACGCCGGGAACTTCGAGCGCCCACTGTTCGTAGTCGAAGCGCGCGCCGCCGTGCGGCGGCATCTGAATGCGAGCAATCGTGCGTCCGCGAAGATCCGCGTCCGTCTCCTGGTCTGCGCCACCGGCAAAGCCTGGTGCGGCAACGGCTGCGCGGCCGTCGATGCCGGTCGGCGGATCGACGAACGCCAGCATCGCACCTTCGTCGAGATTGGCGATCGCCCCCGGCGTCAAGGCCGAGACCGCGACGGCAGCGCTTGAGGCGGAAAGCGTGACGCCGGTCACGACCTCGAACTGCAGCACGATCGAATTGCCGTCGGCGTCAAGCGCCGGGAGCGTGAGTTCGGCGCCGGTAGGCACCGCCGACCCGCTGATGCCCGTCACGGTGATGAACCCAGCCGCGAACGTCGCGCCCTTGCGCCCATTCGGCAACCAGATGTTCGCCCAGCGCTCGGCAAACTCGCCTTCCGCCGTGTCGGGCATCATCATGCGCGCGACCCAGTCGAGGTGCAGGTCGTTGTCGTGCGTTAAGGCGGCTTGCGCGTCGCCGACGGCGCGGAGGACTGTATTTGGCACGCTAGCGTCGGCACCGGGAACATGAGCCGCGATGTCGTCGCGAACATGTTCGCGGCGCTGGCGCAGCGAAAGCAACGGCCAAGGCATCAGCCAACCCCCAATTCAGCCCAGAGCGTCTCGAAGCGGACAGCGATCGAGTCGCCGGCGCCGCGGTAAAGCGTGATCTCGGCGCCGAGCCGTTCCGGCTCGAACCAGTCGACGGCGAGGTCGTAGTCGGCGACAATCCGGCTTTCGACGAAGTGATCCAGCGCCTCGCGGATATAGGCCTCGGCCCGCGCGCGCGTTTCGTCCGTTTGCTTCTCGCGCGACAGCAGCCAGAGCCGCGACCCGATCGGCCAGCCTTGGTGGATTTCACCGGCCTCGGCATCGCCCCACCACCCGCGCCGGTCAGACGCGAAGTGCGGCAGCGGATCGTCATCCTCGGCCGTGCGGTGCGTGAACAAGGCGACCGCGATAGCGGTTACGAGTTCGTTGGTCTGATCGAGCGTGTTGCCGCGCACGATCCAGTCGCCCAGCATCCGTTCCGGATCCCAGACGACGCGAATATCTGCCATGGTTCCCCGCGTCAGGCCGTGTGCGGGCCGTTGGAGTCAATATGCACGCCGTTCTGATTGTAGTTGCCGTCGTGCGTGATGTTGCCGACGATCTCGACGTTTGCTTCGATGCGGACCTTTGACCCGCTCTTGATCACAATGCCGTTGCGCGTCAGGTGCACGCTCTGTCCCTGGTCGTCATGGATCGCCATCTCGCCGCCGGCGAGGTTCTTCATCCGGTAGCGGCGATCGGCGACGTCAGTGACGATGATGTGATCCGGGTTGCCGTTGACGGCAAAAGCCATGACCTCCGCGCCCGGCTGAGGGTTGTACGTCATGCCATAGCGTTCGAAGTGCTCAACATTGCTCGGGATGTGACCGGACCGCAGGCGAATATTGAGCGTCTGCATTTTCTTCGACGCGTCCGCCTCTGTCACGACCCCACGCTGCACGAGCGAGCGGATGAGGCCTTCCTGGCGGCGCTTATCGAAGCGATCGAGGGCATCCATCGTCACACCACCGCAGCGGTTGGCTTGCTCGAATTCCAGCGCGCGTCGTTGTTCTGGCCGGTAAGCCCGCCGGACGCGCCGCCGCTGCCGCCGCCGGCCTTCGGATTGAGCGCCTCGACCGGAACCAGCGAGAGGTCCGTCGTCGTCCCTCCGCGATCAGACTGATGATGTGAGACGTTTTCGACCGCGAGCACGCGGTTGATCGCCAGCATCGGCGAGACAACGAGAGCGCGATCGCCCGGCATCCAAAGCTGCCCCGGCGACCGGAACCAGTCCACGATCTTGACCTGTGCCTTCGTGCTCTCGCCCGACCGCGACGCGCATTCCCATTCGCAGCGCTTGCGGGCCCCGATCTTGGCGGTCTTCACGTCGTCGACGAGCGTGAACGGGCGGTAGCGTTTGATCGCGCCGTCCTTCACTTTCGAGGAAATCTCGGACTTTTCCTGTCCCCACGAATTATCGTCGCCATGATCCTGGCCCTTGACCTCGTAGTCGGAATAGCGGTTGTCGGCGCGCAACGTGGCGGAGGCTTCGAGGATATTGACGCCCTCGATCAGCGTCGCCACCGGCGCGCCGTCCTGGACCTGCAGCAGCCGGAGAGACCCGTCGGTGTCATCGGTCATCGCGACGGCGCGGTGGCGGGCGTAGCGTTCAAGCATCTCGTGCTTCGTCTCACCTGGAAGCGCGCGTATCACATCGAACGGGTCCGCAATATCGGCGTCGACCTTCACCTTGATCCCGTGCGGCTTGGCGATCTTGTTGGCGATCTGGTCCAGCGTTACCTTGCGCATTTCTCCCGTCGGCACGTCCGGCTCGGCGGCGCTGTCAACCATGTCCGCCGTCTTGGAGCGGCCCTGGATGCGCACGGCGTGGCTGTCGGCGTCGTAGCGCGGGCAGTAGGTGTCCACATAGCCGGTGACGACCGGCACACCGGCATAAGCGACGACGCACGGATCGCCCTCGCGGATGCGCCAGCCCTGCAGGCTCGCAGGCCGGTCGTTGCCGCCGGACCAGCGCTCGGAGACTTCGAAGTTGAACTGCCCCGCCATCTCACGCACGGAGCGTGACACTTCGGCCGTGATCCATCCCTCGTAGATCATACCGTTGACGATCAGCGAGACCGTGCCAGGCCGAAACCCCGGCAGCGCGAACGATCCCATCATCGGCTATATGCTCGTCCGGTAAAGGGCATGAATGCAGGGTGATCGGTGGCGGAATTCTCGGCGCGCAGCTCGTCGGCGCGCGCGGCGTCCTGGTAAAGCCGGTGCGCCAGAACGACGGCGGGCAGTGGAATGGCGGTCGTGTAGGTCGTGACGCGGGCCAGAGGCCGGCCGCGCTCGATGAGATCGCGAACCAGTCGACCGTGACACTCCCGAAGTGCGCGCTGCACGTCCGTCGCGCCCTGATCCGACGCCCGCTCGATCGCGATGTCGAACGTGCGTCCGAGACGCTGGCGCAACCGCAGCGCCTCTTCGTGCGAGCGCGGAATCAGATTGGCGACGGCATTGCCGATCTCGGCCAGCGCAACGCCTTCGAACAGGAGGCAGAGCGCTTGCTCGTTGATCGCCTGTTGGCGTGCGGCGACCGTCTGCCCAGTCGATGGCACAAAGGCGCGTGAGGCCACGGCGACACGCTCCAAGCCATCGATCACGGCCCGCATGTCGCTTGAGCCCGTCCGGTAGCCAGCGGCAATGCCGGCGATGCGGTCCGCCAGATCTTCGCGGCGCGCGGCCGCGCGGGTATCGGATTTGAGAACCCGGATGTCGCGGCGGTAGCGGGCGTAGCTTTCGAGATCCGTCACCGTCCCCGGCGTGCGCTCGAAGTGCGGCAGCAGCGCGGTCAGAATGCGCTGCGATGCGCCGAGGATGTAGTCTGGCACGAAGGTCCGCGTCATCGCACCGTCCGCGCGTTGAATTGCGATTTCACGGCCTCAATCAAGCTACTGGATGCCGATGCCAGGATTGACGCGGTCGCGGGGATGGCGACGGGCGACGCCGTGCCGCCAGCGCGGATCAGATCGATCTGGATCTTGCAGAAGCGGCCTTCCTGGCTCGTCTCGACGACCTTGAAGTCGTCGACGACGACTTTGCTGGAGACGCCCCAGTGATCGGTGTATTGTTTGATCCCCTCGCGGCGGCATTCGGAAATGAGCCGGTCGCGCTGCGCCATGTAGTCGTCGCCGATGACGTAGGCGTCGACCGACCACGTCATCGTCTTCTCCCCCATGTCTTCGGGGAAGTTGGAATTGCGCTTCGGGAACTCGTGATTCTTGATCCGCCGTCCGCCCTTCACATGGCGATCGGACGTGTGAAACGTGACACGGCCCAACGTGCCGCGCCGCAGATTCTGCCGCCAAGTCATAGCGTTCCCCGGTTGACTTCGCGAGTTAAAGTGTGTATATAAATTCTTATGCCGATCGAGTGGAACAAAGCCAAACGAGACACGACGCTCAAAGAGCGTGGCCTCGATTTCTACGATGTCGCCACAGTCGATTGGGACCGCGCACTCACCGCCATCGACGCACGCAAGGACTATGCAGAACCACGCTACCTTACGATTGCTCCGATCAAAGGTCGGCTTTGCGTATTCGTGTGGTGTGCGCGCGGTAAGAACATTCGAGTGATCAGCCTGCGTAAGGCCAATGATCGGGAGAAAAAACGCTATGCCGAAAACAATGATTGATAAGCACGGAGAAGTTGCCGAACTCTACGACGACTTTTTTGCGAGAGCGAAGCGAGGACGCCCCGCCATGCCCGCAACCGCAAAGAAGCAGCGGGTTAACCTAATGCTCGATCCAGACGTCGTGCTCCGTCTACAAGAGACGCCGAACATGAGCGCCCTGGTCAACAAGGTCCTACGCCAGAAACTGATCGAGAAGCGCGCCGCCAAGCGGAGATAAACATTACCTCGCGGGCTGCATGTTAGGGCCGGTGTTGAGTTGGACGCCGGACGAAGCGGCAGCCTTAGCGCGGGCGGCCATGCTTGACATAGCGGAAACCGCGGCCCCCGTTCCGGCGATGATTCCGTTCGCGAAGCTCTGCGCGGCAGCCTGCCCTTCAGCGGTGAGATCGACACGCATCGCAGCGCGGATTTCGTTCGCTGCCTGTTGGGCGGCGGAGACGGCCGCTGAATACTGGCCCTCGCCACCGGCAGCGCCAGCACCCGCATCACCCTCACCGTTCGCCGGCATTTCTGATGCCTGCACATCGCCACCGGAGTAGAGACCGAGTGTCAGCGGATTGAGAATTGCACCTAGCACACCGTCTTTCTGATAGCCCTGGTACGCTTCGTAAGCGCCGAACCCGAGCAGCGCCGGAAGCCAAAGGCGGCTCAGAACCTTGCCGCCGAGCGCCAGAGCACCGCGACCAGCGACCTGACCGACGCCCGCCGCACCACCGGCACTTGCCGCCAGCGACCCAGCCAGAACAGCGCCCAACCCAAAGCGGCGCAATGCTGCAGCACCGACCGCACCCGCTGCAAGACCCTTAAACAGCAGCGCGCCGCCTGCGGTCGCAACAGTCGCGCCGACAGCAAGACCCGTGATCGCGACGGCGAGGGCTGTCACGGCGAGTTCGGACTGTGCCGCGGCGTTCAAAAGTGACGTGACGGCACCCGTGACCATCTTAATCGGCTCACTCTCGCGCAGCTTGGTCATCAGGTTGCCCCAGGCCCCGCCGAGTTGATCAAGCTCACCGGCCTCGGATACTTTTCGCCCCTCAACGCCAGCGTCGACGATCTCACCACCGACTTGCTGAGCGCCTTCGTAGGTGGCGATCAAGTTCTCGTAGAACTCGAACAACGGCGTATTGCGTGCGACGTGACGGCCTTCGAAAATCGTCGCGATATCAGCAACCGTTGCCCCGGCATCTCGAAGACCTTTAAGATAACCAGGAAGGTCAAGATCACCGTTGGGCATCAACGTCGAGTTGGCGACCGCCTCGCGCACGTCGTCGGCACGTCCCTCCCAGCCTCTTCCAAGGCGCTTCAACGCCTGCTGCGTGAGTTTTTCTTGAAACTCTGGCCCCGTCATCTCCCCTGAATCGTAAGCCGCACGAAGGTTTTTCGTCCAAGTGCTCCGCGCCTTATTCCCGTCCTTCCCAGCGAAAAGCTGCCCGTCTAGTAGGCTGTTCAACCGTCGCACCGCCGTTTGGGGGTCGACAGGCCCGGCCTTGAAATACTTCGACCGGTCGAAATCCTTTAGGTTGCCCATCACGCGCAACCCTTCGGCGGAGGGCTTCATCGCCTTGTTCGCCATCGACTTATAGGCAGTCCCGAGCTCCGGCGCGCGGAAGCCAAAGTCAGCGCCATGCATGAGCGCCGCCAGAGCAAATTCGTAGGGGATGCCCATCGCGGCCCACTGCGGCGCGAACTGCCGCATCCCTTCCACAATGTCGGCGGGACCGAGCGCGCTTGTTGCGCCAGCAAACGCAGCCTTGCCAGCGAGATCATTGATGTATTTGGACTTCCACGCACCCATGGCATCCGCGTCGTTAACGTTCACGCCATCCTTCGCCGCCTTCGCCAGCATCTGCTTTTCATAGCCGCGAACAACCGCACCAAGAAACTTTGCCGACTCTCCGACTGGCAACTCCGTTGGCTCGGTCAGGTGCAGCTTTAACGCAGAGTTGCGAACCGATTCTGAATCTCTACCTTTAAACCCGAGCTTTTCCGTCTCCTCCATCACTTTCATCGTGGTCTCCGGCGTCGTGCCGAAGTCCTTGCCCATCGTCCGCGCTTCATTCGCAGCGTCGCGAAGCGCCTTTTTCCAAGCCTCAATATCAAGCTTACCGTTCTTCATGAACTCTGTAATGCGCGCGAACCCGTAGCCGAAGTTTGACTCGCTGAACGTCTTCGTCGAGGCGAGCACGCCGGCGACGGCAAAACCGCTTCCCAAGACGGAGGCCCGCAGACCAACGAATGCGCGATTGAGCGCCGTGACGTTGTGCGTAAGAGAACCCCACGCGTTGGCCGCAAACATGCCGCCGGACGGCATCCGGCCGGTCATCCCGCCGATGGCGTTCAGATCGCCCTTGATCTTGTTCAGCGTGCCGCTGGCGCCATTGGTGATGACGACACGGCCGCGGAGATCCAGCGGACTAGCCAAGGATCATTTCCTCTTCTCGGCTTTCAGCACCATGTTGGCGCCTTCGAGGTGACGGAGCAGCTCTGACGGGGAGCACTTCAAAAAGCCGTCCGGGTGACAGCGGAAGAACCGGGCCAGCCAATAGGCGGCGAGGACCAGCTCCTCAGCATCACCTACGTGATCCTGACGAAAAAACCGCAGATCACTCCGGCGCAGGCGTCAAGGTCGAAGAATTCAAACTGATCGACTGTCGACGGCGGCAAGGCCGGTGTCGCGAGCAGGTGAATGTATTTCGCCACGACATCGTATTTAACTTCCACGTCCGCGACGCGGCCGTCCGGACCCGTTGTCACTTTCAGCGGATTGCCGCACTGCCGGATCTCTTTCGTCACCGGAGGTCGCAGCGTGATCTTGTGCACATATTCACCGTGCGCCTGATACCCGTGCGACAGCACCACAGTATTCGGTTCTTCGGGCGGCGTCGGCGGGGATGCCGGTGCCGAAGGCGCCACGGCGCTGCCCTTCCCCCAAGGCTCTTCGACGTGGGCGGGATACGCCGCCGGCTGCGAGCCGACAGGCCGCATTGTCGGCTGCTGCGGAGCGTACTGCGGTCCACCGTATTCGGCACCGCCGCCGCGGTAAGGATCGTTGGTCATGGTCTAGTCCCCCTGATGATCGCAACGTCGGCCTGCCGAGCGTTGCGCATAAATGGAAGCCGGGGCGGTGCCCGCCGCCCCGGCGTGTCGCGTTAGACGGTGGCCGCCGGCAGAACTTCCTCGCCGGAAAAGCCTTCGAACTTGACCGGGAACGACCCTTCCTCGGTGTCGACCTCGCTCTCGTCAGCGTGCCAGGCGTTGCGCAGCAAGTGAACCGCGCCGTTGGCCAGTTCGAGCGTGATCGTCGCGTCCTTGATGCTGTGCAGTTCCTCGATCGACGCACCTTCGACGTAGGTCACGTCGCCGGCGATAGACGGCACGCGCGGCATTTCCTTGTAGCCGTGCACGCCATCCTGGCCCGCGATGCCTTCGCGCTTCGTGGGCAGGATGTTGGACTTCCACTTGCCGCGTGCGGCGATGGTGCGGCCGTTCCACTTCACGTAGGCGACGCCGGCGACCCGGTTGTTGGCCATGATTAGCTCCTATGATGGGTTGGATCGCCCGAAGGGCGCGGCGCCAAGGGCGCCCGTGACGTGTCACGCCCCTGCGGAGCGGCCCGCGGCGAACGCCGCGGAACCGGCCGCGTGAGCGCTTAAGAGAGAGGCAACGCCTGGTCCGGCAGGTCGGTCGGGTACTGCAGGCGGAACTGCGCCAGCACCGCGAACACGTCGAGCTGGTTGACCAGATCCGGCGGGTAAAGCACGTCGAGCCTGTTCGGGTCGTCGACGTTGCGTTCGACGATCAGATTGCGCTTGAAGGCCTCCGCGTTCTCGACCAGCCCGCGGAATTCGAGCTGGCGATAGTGCGCGATGATCTCCGCTTTCGCGACGTTGGGCGTCACGATCGCCTGGCCCGGGCCGAAGCGCGTGACGTCGTTCGCCAGCTTGTGACGCGGGAACTTCTGAACGATCGCGAAGCGGAGAGACCGCATCACGTAGGCCAGCGTCGCCAGCGTCTGCACCTTAAGGAAGGCGTTGTCGTCGAGACCGTGGGTGTTCTTCTGGTACATCGAGAACGACGTTTCGATCTGCACCGTCCCGTCGTCAGATTCCTTGGCGCACGAGATGCCGTCGAAGGCAAGCGCGTTCTTCTCGCCCTTCGTAAAGCGCAGCGCCGGGATCGCCGGCAGCATGCCCTTCAGCGGCAGCGTGTGCAGCGGCCGCGCCGGGTCGGCCATCAGCGCACGATGCGCCTGCGCGGCATAGATCGCCGCCCTCTCATATGCTGGCGTCGGCGATCCATTGTAGCCGAAGCAGGTGACGTGGGCGCCGTTGCGAGATGCACCGAGCGTCTGAAGATCGCCAACGGTGCCGTTGGCGGCCGTAAAGACGTGGCCGTAGATCTGACGCATCCAAGACCAGCGGCCGGTGTCGCCGACATGATCCCAGGCCGCGTCGATCGCGTTGAGCGTGGTCGTATCCGTCCACGGCATGACGACCGTATCAAACTCCTCGTCTCCGAGCGCGGCCAGAAGGGCGGTGAGGTCCGGAGTTCCGGCGCCATTCGCGAACGCCGTGATCGTGAGCGCGACGCCAGCCGGGATCGCCTCGCCGCCGAGCGAGCCGAAGTAGGAATGGCGCACGTCGATGCCGTTGCCGTCGATGCCCTTCCAGCGAGCCGTCAGCGTGACGGTCGAGGTCGACACCGTGGCGGTGCACGGCAGATCGAGCGCGGCGTTGACGGCAGCCCCGATCGCGGTCGCGATGGCGTTAGCGCTATCCCCGGACACGACGCCGACGCTCACCTTGCGACCGGCGATATAAAGCGCGATGACGCCGGACGCCGTTGCCGGTCCCGCGACCGCAATCGTTCCGGTGGCCGCCGTTCCACCCGACGGTTCGGCAATGAAGGCGCCCCACACCTCGTCGAAGGCGTTGTTCTTGTTCCACGCCTCGAACATGGCCGCACCATGCGAGCCGCGCCCGAAGCGCACCTTGGCGCGGTCAGCCGACGAAATGCGCTCGAAGGTATCGGCGACGCCTGTGCCGGCGCTGGTCTTGTAGCCAACGATCAGCGCGCGCTGGTAGTTGGCAAACGTCCCGGCCTGGCTCGGATCGACTTCGGCCCAGAACAGCGGCAGCCGGAGCGACGAAGGGATATTGTTGAAACTCACCGGCATCGCTTAAGCCTCCTTCTTCGCCGGAGCCGCCTTCGGCTCCTTGCTGATGATGATGTCGCCGGCGGCTTCGAGACGGCGCCAGTGCGAGCCGTCCTCCTTGACGAAGCCCTCGACCGGAATGCGCTCGTAGGGAGCGACCGGCGAGCGCGGCGTCTTGCCCGGCGCGGGCTTGACGAAAATCCGCATGGGTGCAGTCCTTCGGTTATAGGTTGGGGTTTACGCTTCGGGGAACTGGAACGTGATGCTGATCGGAACGTCTTCGCCGCTCACGCCGGGCTTGAGGCCCGCCGAAAGCGTTTCGAGCGCCGGCAGCAGGTCGGTGGACGGCATGAATTGCGATTTGATCAGGACCTGCAGTTCGATCTGCAGCTTGACGATGAACGTGTCGGGTTCCGGCGGCGCGAGATAGCCGCGGCGCAGCCCGCCGAACCCTTCGATGATCGGCTTGCCGTCACGCTTCGCCCAATCACGGTCGGAGAGAAACGCGTCGAGGATCATCTCGCCGGCGGCCGACAGCCAGGCCTTGGCCTCGCGCTGCGAGTTGCCGGCGGCCGTCACCTCGATCGCCAGCGTTATCGAATGGTTATAATGCGCCCAGCTCGTCCGCTCGTCGTTGTACGGCGTGGCGTTATCTTGAGCGACGAAGACATCGCAGATCGGCAGCGTTTGTTCCCGCGTCGGCTGGCCGAGGTCGGCGAACACCGTCAGGTTCGGAATCGCCAGATCCTGGATCCGGTCGCGCGCGGCCAGTGCAATGATGTCGTCGGCGAGCATGTCAGAGCTTCTTCTTCAGGATCAGATCGGCCATGCCCTCGCCGTCGGGCTGAACATCGAACACGGTGAATGTCTCGGCTCCGATCTGCGCCTCGTCCTTTTGCGCTGGCTCGCGGGAAAAGTCGGCGAGGCGGACGGAGATTACCGGCATCGTCGTCGAATAGCCCGGCCCGCTTTCCTCGCTCGACCGGATGTCTTCGAGCACGACCTCATGCTTGCGGTCGAAGATCGCGGTGATCTCGAACGGCAGCCCGCCCGGAACCGAGGCCAGCGGCCGGTACGTGACCTGGCGCCCGAAGACATCGAGCACCGTTTGGTTCACCGTCGCCTCGAAATCGAACATGCGATCAGCCGCCCAACAGCGCGGCGATCAGCTCGCCCTCATTCATTTTAGAGTAGCCCCGAATGTTCGCCGCCCGCGCCCGCGCTTTCAGCTCCGGCACCGTCAACGCGCGCAGATCGTCGGCGGTTTCGGGTTCGGCGTCGCCGTCAGGTTCGACTTGGAGCTCGCCGGTCGCGGCAGCTTCCATCGCCGTGTCGGCGAAGGCGTTGAGAAACTCCTGCCGGTGCGCCTGCTTCATACCTTCCGGGATCACGGCGACGTAATCCTCGTCGAGCTTCCACGAAGCAACGATCTCATCCTTGACCTCGCCAGACCAGCCGTCCGGAAAGTTGAGGATGGTCAGGCTGTCAACCGGCACCGATTTCGGCTTCAACATTTTGACGTACATGGGTGTGTTCCCTTGGACCGATGGCACTCGGCAAAAGGCCCGCGCGCGAAACGCGGGCCCTCCACGAAGCGCCGTCTCCGGCGTTGCGTTAGTTCGACGAGTATCCGCGCAGGACAAGGCGCGGCTTCTGCACGAGGAACAGCGGGGCCGATTCCGTGTGGATCTCGATGCCGCCGCCGTGGTCGAGTTCCTTCAACGACACATACATCGACTGGCCGGGCATGTTGACGGCTTCGAGCATTTCGCCGGGCGAGAAGTAGGAGCGGAACACCTGCTGCGTGCCGAGCGGCACGATGATGCACTCGTTCGCCGGGATGAAGCGGCGGGTCGCCGTCGTCCCGTCTGCGTTGAGGTAGGACGCCTGACCGTTGTGCTCGATGTAGGTCGCCGTGCCGTGCTGGAAGTACGTCACGCCGAGGTCTTCAAGCAGCGGGTTGGGTTTACCGACCGGATTGTTCTCGTAGATTTTGGCGTGCGCCGGGTGAGTGACCACGTCATCGAAGAATTCCGCCGAGCAGAGATAGAGCTGTCGCGTCATCGTCTCACCAAGCAGATTCTGCTCCATGAAGCGGCGGGATTCTTTCGACGCTGCCATGATGGTGTCGGACGACGTCGTGCCAAACTTGAAATCGATCGACGTCTGGCTTTCACCCATTTCCGTGTAGCAGTTGTAGAGCGCCGTGCCGTCGGCATCGAGAACGTCGCCGCGCAGCGCCCCCCACCGCATGTATTCGTGCGTTTGACGGTAGCCGCGCTGCAGCTCTACGAAGCGCTCGCTGAGCACGTCGTCGAACTGCTCCATGAACTGCTCCGAACCGAGCTGGCCGAACGCGGGAAGGTTCTGCAGGTCGCTCGGCCGGATGGTGTCGTTCTGCTGCATGAAGTAAGTTTTCAGCACGCGGGTCGAGCGGTTCGACCGCTTCTTCTCCGGCGCCGGAGACCCGCGCTGCGAGGTCGGAATGAGGTTGAGGAACCCCTCTTTCATCTCGATTTCGACGTAGGTCGTCCGGATTCCCTGTTCGGGAAACAAGCCGAGCTGCGAGAGCATCGAGTATTCGTTCGGAACCTTCATGATCGCGTCCGACACATTGCGGACGGAGTAGCGCGGGTCCTTCAGAAAATCGAGTTGCATGGTGTGGCTGTCCTTTCAGATGGGCGCTTCGGATGCCGTCGCACCCGCGCCGTGCGTTCGGATGGGGTTAAGCGAGCTGGCGGGTCTTGAAGCCGAGCGTCGCAAGCTGCGCGAGAGCGGCGTTCTTCTTCGTGTTGTCGTCGACGGCCGCACCCCATTCGAGGTTCAGAGCGACGATTTCGGCGTTGCCGGTCACAACCACGCCCTTGACGTCCGATCCGCCCGAAGCGTCCGTTGCGTCGAGTAGGATGCCGGCCGCGACCTGCGCGCCGTTCGTGGCGGTGGGGTCATGCCAAGCCCACTTGGCGTTGCCGGCCGCGACCGTGATGTCGAAGCCGTCGCCGACGATGAAGTCGGACGCGCCGTCGGCGAGCGTGAACGAGAGGCCACCGCCGGAAAATGCGACTGCCACGGTGCCAATGCCGACCACGTCACCCTGTGGATCGGTGACCTGGAAGTCGCCGGCGTTTGCCGCAGCCTTCGTGATGCGGAGGCGATAAACGCCGACCTGGGCGGCAGCGCCGACTGTGACGGCGCCCATCGCGCCGTTGCCGGTGTTGCCGCCGGACTTGGCGGCCGACGTGGCGGCACCTGTCGTGATCTTGCCGAGCACGGAGCCGGTCTTCAAGTTGCCCGTTCCGGCGACGATCGTCACCTGCTCACGGTTGAGGCGCGGGTCATTCTCGTGGCGGAGCCAGTCGCCCGACAGCTTCGGATAGGTTGCAACAACGGCCATGACTTAGGCTCCCTTCTTTGCGTGTTTCGCTGCGATTTTTTCGGCGAGCGACGGCATCTTCGACGCGCCCTCCCCTTCCGGCTTCACCTTGGCGGCGGCGCCGGGCTGGTTCATGCGAGTGAGGAAGGCGTTGCTGCGCTCGTCGCCCTGCGTCGCGGCGGGGGCGGGATCCGGCGCGGCGGCGATGAATTCCTTCGCCGCTTCCAGCGTCATGCCGGGCGCTTTGGCCAGAGCGACGCCCATCTTGAACTTGTCGGGGCCGGCGGCCTCGATGATGCCGAGAACGCGCTCGCGCTCGGCTTTCTGGATGTCCTCTTTGGACTCCGCAGCCGGCGCGGGCGCAGCGGCGGGTGCCGGTGCGGGCGACGGGGCGGCTGCGGCCTTCTTCTGGTCGAGGAAGGCCGTGATCGCGGCGGTAAACTCCTCCGCGACGGCTTGATTGGACATTTTAGCTCCTGTCAGTTTGCCCGCGGAGGGCGTTTCATCGTCCGGCGCGATCGGCGCCGGATTACGCTCACGCGGGGCAAGCCCCGCCTTCGAACCCGGCTCGGTTGCCGGTTTCCGTTTGGGCTTGACCTTCGGCGTCGATTTCTCGACGCGCTCGACCAGCTCTTCGAGGGTTTCGACGCGATCGGCGAGGCCCTGCTCGATGGCCTGATCACCGGTGAACGTGCGGGCGTCCGTGGCGCGCGCTTCGTCGGCCGTCATCGGCCGGTGCGCGGCGACGTGGTCGCAAAAACGGTCGTAGCTGCGCTCGATGTCGTACTGCGCCTCTGCCCCGGCGCCGTCGTCAAGGAAGCCGTAAGGGTTGAGGTCCGCCTTCGTCGCGCCGGCCTTCAGGATCGTGACGGCGACGCCCTCGCGATCAAGCGCTTCGGCGTAGGAGACGTGACCGGCGCGGACGCCGATCGAGCCGACACAGCCGTCCGGCGTGACGCTCAATTCCTGCGCGACGCAGCCGATCCAGTAGCCGGCCGAGCAGGCCATGTTATTCGCCAGCGCGAACACCGGCTTTTCGGCGGCGAGCTTCGCCAGGTCGTCGGCGCAGGCGCGGATGCCCATCACCATCCCGCCCGGCGTATCGAGATCGAGCACGATGCGCTTGATGTCGGGGTTTGTCGCGTGGCGGCGGAACTGTTCGGCGAGTCCTTCGTAGGAATTCATGCCCCAGAAGTTGCCGAGGAACGGGAAGCGGTCGATCAGGATGCCGTGAATTTCGAGGATCGCCGTGCCTTTTTCCGTAATCCGCGAGCCGAGTTTGCGGTTGCGCGGGAGGGTGAAGCGGTTCGCGGCGAGCGAGCGAACGAGGTGTTCGAGATCGGCGTCGCGCATGGCCATCGGTTGGCCGTTGATCATGCTGGCGAGGCGGAATCCGAGATCCAGCCCACCCGCCGCCGGAGCGTGGGTTTGCAATTCCATTCCGGGCATGAGGTGTGATCCTTAGCGGGTCGGCGTGCGGTAGCCCTGCACGGTGACGGTTTTCCCGGTCTTCGTGCGGCGCTGGTAGGCCTCAGTCTGGCCGTCGACGGTCATGGCCTGCGCGGCGATGCGACCAGCCATCGCCGGCGTGACCACCGGCGCGGCCTCCGCCTTCGATTTCGCCGCGTCGTTGAGGTAGGCTTTGCCGCCGCGATCACCTATCGATTTGGCGTTGACCGCTGCAAGCGTGAGGTTGGCGGCGCCTAGCACTTTCAGGAAATTGCTCTTCATCAACACGCCGCCGACAAGCGAACCAACCCCGGCGACAGCATTGAAAGAAACAATAGCTTCTGGACTGATAACGGTCGGAACGGTTTCCGATGCCGCCTTCTCCTGCATCGCGATCTCTTCCGCGCGCGTGAGCTTGGCGCCACCGGCGAGCTTCTTCTCCGCCGAGGCAACGTTCGCCTCGCGCGCAGCCTCCTTGGCGTCGTATTTAATCGTCTCGCGGTTCTTGACGCTGTCGGCGATCATGCCCGGCACACCGAACGCCGCCGCATCGGCCGCCGCGACGACCCCCTTGGCGATATTCTGCGCCGTCGACTCGCCGGCTTGCGCCGACCCCGTGATCGCCGCGATCGCCGCGCCCGCGATGGCAACCGGTCCGAGCGCGCGCAACGCCCCCTTCGCCACCGTCTTCCCGGCGGCTTTAGCGGTCGACTCGACCACCTCTCCGCCGGCCTTGGTCATGCCGGACACGATCTTCTTCGAAGCGGCCTTCGCCTTTTTGGCACCAGGCTGTCCCGGAGCCTTGGCCGCTGGCGGCGCCTTCGCTTTTGGTTCCGGGGCGGGAGCGGCCGGCGTGCCCTTCTGCGCGATCGCGCGGCCCTGCTCGATCGCGGCCAGTGCCCTGACATCTGGCAGCGCCTTGGGAGCAGCGCGAGCAGCGGCTTCAGAATACAGCACCGTGGCACCAGCCACGACTTCCGCCGTTCCGGCTGCCGTCAGTATCGTTTTTGTCGTCTCATCCTCGGTTTCCGACGCCATGCCCCGCGTCGTCATGCCGAGCGCGACGAGACCAGCGGCGGTAATGAGCCCGGCTTTGCCGCGCGAAACCGATGTCAGCTTCGTCTTGTCGGCCACTTTGACCGTGGCGGTGAGCTTGGCCGTCGCGCGCTTTCCAGCCGGTGTATCTCCGCCAGCTTTTTCGGTCAGACCGGTCGTTACCTTGGCCAGATCCTTCAAAGCTGCGTTCTTCACCGCGACGCTGGCTGTTACTTTCTTATCGATGGCCGATGCGGCCATTTTGCCGCCCGCGAGACCGGCAGCGTACGTGCCGGCGAGAACGGCGGTATCAAAGCTCTGCTTCTGCGATCGCGCCGCAGCCTCGTCCGCGCGCTTCTTCGCGTCCGCTTCGAGCCGGGCCGTTTCGAGGCGAGCCTCGATCTCGCGCGTGCGCGCCTCGGCTTCCTTCGCCTTGGCCGTCGCTTCGAGCTGACGCGTCTTATTGCGCTGCCCCAATCCACTCTGCTTTTTCGTTTCCTTCGCCATCGAAACGGCCTCCGGTTGAAATCAGGTCGCGTTCTGCGGCGCCGCCGCCGGCATCGGCGGCAGGACGGGCTCACCCGGCAACGGCACGCCGAGTTCGCGCATTTCCTTCACTTCCTTAGCCTTCTGCCGGACCAACTCGCGCCAGTCGTCGCCCTCCTCGGCCGCCATCTGTTCGAGCGTGTCGAGGCCGAGCTGCCAGCCCTGAAGCTGACCGCGGCGTTCCTTTTCCGGATCGAGCATCGGCGGGCCGGACGCCATGAACTTGCCGCGCGCGAGCGCCGGTAGAGCGGCCCAGAAGTCCGACGGCTTCAAACCCTTCGGCAGATCGAGAGCGCCGGTGAAGAACATCTCTTCGAGGAAACCGCGCACCATCGGCATCGCGATGTCGGCGACCAGGTCGTCGCGCGTCACCTCGTGCGCCCGCCAATTCGAAGCGACCGACATGCGCGCCGATGAGTAGTTGACGTCGCTGTAGTCCTGCGAAACCGAGATCGGATCGGCGCCGAGACCGGCGGAGAATTTCTTGACCTGCGACTTCGTAAACTCGACCGCGTTCGAGCCCTTGTTTCCGGGCGTCACCATCTGCAGCTCTTCGCCAGGCACCAAAGCCGGAACCCGTCCGCCGTCGAATCCGCGAATCTTGGCCTCGGAGTGATAGGCTGCGGAAACAGCGAGTTGGTCGAGGATGGCAGCCTTGTACGGGTCGACGGCGTTACCGTCTTCATCGACCTCGACTTCGGCACCCATCACCTCGGCGATCTTGTCGTAGTTCGCCGACGACTTGATAACCATGGCGTACATCGCCTGCATCATCGCGCTGGCGAGATCGGCCTCGGAGTATTCCTGCTCCTGCTTCATCGCCCGCATCACGGTCGTGAAGTCGGTGATGCCGCGATGCTGTTCCGGCCGCTCCGACATGAACGACAGGCCGGCGACGAACCGGCCCCATTCCGTTTCGCGCGGCACGAACGTCCACGACATGCTGGCCGCTGTCGTTCCGATTCCAATGTCGGCCTGATGCCGGTTGCGGATGTGATACCCGACCGGCGCGCCATGCTCGTCGAGCTCGACGCCGGCGCGCAGGAATTCACTGTCCGGCTTACCGTGCGGGTTCGACAGGCGATCCACGTCGACAAACTGGAAGCACGACTTGTATTTGCCGAACTGCCGCCACTCGCCCGTCATCAGAACTTCGCCGTCGACGATGCGGGTCTTCACCGCAAGGCGCATCATTTGGCTGAAGTTGAGCTGCCGGCGCGCATCGATCCAAACGCCCTCGCCCTGCGGGTGGGCGTACATTTCCCAGATCCGGTCGAATTCCTTGCCCCAACGGTCGGCCTCGTCCTCGTCGATGCCGAGGAAGGTGTGATCGACCTTGGTCGCGAAGCGCAGTTTGCGGCCGACGACGGCCAGCGAGGCGAGCCGGACAATCTGCTTCGCGTAGGGGTGGTTGCGATAGAGATCGCGGGCGCGGGCGCGCGCTTTGGCGTTGTCGCGGATGACTTCGGCATCGGCCGAGCGCAATGACGGCTGCCAACCCGCAATCGCCCGGTCGAACTGCGACGCGGCGGCATAGGCGGATTCGTAGCCGATGCCGCGCATGGAGATCATGCGCGACAAAACCTGCGCCACCGGCACCTTTTTCGGCTGCACCACAACGGCTGTATCTGTCATGTGTCAGCGCCGCCCATGAAGCCGGAACGGACCACCCCGGCGCGCCGCCGGCTGGCCTAGATCGTTGAGTTCGGGAAGGCCAGAATCCTTGAACCAAAGCTGGCGATAGAGTGCGATCATTTCGGAGAGCGGCGTGTTCGCGTAGCTCGCCTGTTTGTCCTTGTGCCCGGCCTGCGAGACCTGCTTTCCAGACGCCTTGGCGACGATCGCCTTGTAGAGCGCGGTCAGATCGTCCTGGACGGTCATAGGCGAAACATCCGGGCTATGGCGGCGGGGTCGCGCAGCTTTCTAGGCTGCGCGCGAGGGACGGTTTTGACCGTGGCCGTCGAACCCCCGCCCTCCCCCGATGACGCGGGAGAGGGCCGAGGAACAGGCTCAGGTGCGGTATCGGGTTGCACATCGTCGGTGATTGCCTCCGGCGCGGGCGCGCGAAGCAACAGCCGGTCGAGGCGAATGCGGGTCGCGAGGCGAGCGGCCAGCGCATAGACGAATGTGTCGAGCGCTTCGTTGCGTTTGCCGGCGGGAAGAACGAACTGCCGCTGCATCCGCCCGCGCTCGTTGCGCTTGGTCACGACCTTTTCCGACGTGAGTTGCGCGAAATAATCGGAGTTGAACTCGGCCGTCTCCGCTTCCTCGCTGGCCAGCGGGAAGTGGATAAAGCCAGGGTTCGGCTCGCCCGGCGTCTTCGGCCGGATCTTCAAGCGGCCGTAGATCGAATCCTTGGCGGTATCGACACCGACGATCCAGACCTGCTTCTTCGTCTTCGTGAGCGTGAAGCGCACCGGCCAGATCGGCTTCGGCCCGTCGTCTCCCTTGATCGGAAAGATGCGCCGCTGCCGCATGCCGGGCCGCGAGCAAAACGCATGAACCTCGGCCGTGTGATGACCGCCGGTGTCGATGCACGCCCCGAAGATGCGCAGGATGCGCCCATCCGCTTTCATCAGCGGTTCGCGCAGCAGCTCGTCGAGCTCGTCCCAAATCTGCGGCTGCGACGGGTCGCCGGGAATGATGACGTAGCGCGCAGGCCAGGCTTCCTCACCCTGCCCCCACGCCACAATCTGCACTTCGAGGCGGTCGCCCTGGACGTCGACCCCGGCCGTGGCGAAAATCGCCTCCGCCGGCATGTCGCGCGGCCCGTACGGTTCGCCGCGTTCGCTGATCTTGGACGCGTCGACCGTCTCGCCTTCCTCGTCCCACGTCTCCGCGAGCACGGTGTTGACGAACACCTTCAGCTTTTCCGGATCCTTGTAGGTGCCGGGCAACTTGCCGTTCGCGGCCAGAAACTCGGTCACGATCTTCGAAAGCTTCACCCAGCTCGAGTAGAGCTGCGAAAGATGAAACCCGGCGATCCCGTTGAACGGTGCTGTCGCGATCCAGCGGCCTTTCGAGACCGCCTGCCACCGCTCGGCGTCCGTCCACAACGTGCCGCAATGAATGCACTGGTAGGCCGCCGTATCGGCCTTGTGGATGGTCGTTTTTCCATCTTCGGCGAGCGCCTTATCCCACCGGACTTGCGACCATTCGAGCGTCTGCTCTTCTGAGCAGTGCGGACAGGCGACGTGATAGCGGCGCTTGTCCGACCGGTTGTAGTCGCGCTCGATCACGCTTTGGCCTTTGATCGTTGGCGACGACCCCTTCAGCGTCTTGCGGTTCCAGAATGTTTCCTGGCGCTTCGATGCGAGGGTCATCGGGTCGCCTTCGTCGCCGGCCGACAGAGGGTAGCGGTCGGTCTCGTCGCAGAGCACGATGCGGATCGGGCGCGAGGCGAGGTTGGCCGGGGCGTTGGCCCCGATGATGGCGAGGCGACCACCGGCAAACGACTTCGAGAAGATCGTGTTCTTCGAGTCCCGCGACCGGCGGTCTTTGATCTTGCCGCGCAGCCGGGGGGTGTCGCGGATCATTGGCTCGAAGCGGTGCTTCGACCACTCCTCGGCGATCTTTTCCGTCGGCATCAGCACGAGCATCGGGCACGGCTCGCGGTCCATCGCGTAGCCGATGATATTGCCGAGAACGGCGGTCCAGCCGACCTGCGTCGATTTCTGAATGACGATTTCCTCGACGAGGATCTCGTTGAACGCATCCATCACGCCGCGCATGGGCTCCATGCGGGACGTGCGCCAGCGGCCGGGTTCGGCGCTGTCTTCAGGTGACAGGATGCGGAATTCGTCAGACCACTCCGACACCGTCATCGGCGGCGGGTTGGGGTAGAGATCAAAGTAGTCCCGAACTACTTCTGCCCACGCATCATGACGGCCACTAAGATCCTGCCTTATCGGCCTTGGCTTTGCCCGTGATGATCTCGGTTTTTCCGAGTTCGGCGAGCGCTTCGTCGACCTGTTCACGGATGGCTTTCTCGGCGGCTGCGACGGTCGGAGCCCCATGCGCAAGTGGAGCGGCCTTAGCCGCGATCCCATTCAGTCGCGTTTTGACGATAATGGCGGAGCCGTGCATGACTTCGGCCACCTCGTCGATCGGCACGAGTTCGCGGCGCATCACGGCGACTTCCATCTCCGCCTTGTCGGCTTTGGCCTTGGCGAGCCGGGCATCCTCGTCGGACTTGTTGGCGGACGATCCTTCGGCGTTCGAAATCTGCGCCCGGAGGCTGGCGTTCTCCGCTTTCTGCCGCGCGATCTGGTTGCCTTGGTACTCAATGATCTGGCGGGCCGTGTCGGCAAAGTCCCAGGCGTTACGGCCGGGGTCTTTGAGGACGCCGTCCTCGACCAGCTTCCGCAACCACCTGTCGGAAAAGCCTAATTTCGCGGCGATTTCGCTTTGCGTTCCCATTCTGTCCCGGAATCGGAATCAAGGTCCGAAAAAATTCTGCATCTAGCCACCCCCCGCGGTCGGGCGTGACCCGCGGTGGGGGCGGGGGGCCTGGAAAGGACCCGCGAAGGGGGGGGTGGGGGTGGGGTGGCGAGGACAGCGAGGCGTGCAGCGTGGTGTTGAGGATGATGTGAGACGCTGACACACACGAAGACGGGGCCGATGGCCACACGTCACGGGCAGAAGACGATGACCGTCACGCTAACGCCGAACGTGAAGTCATCGTCACGCCCTTGCCATCATGGATGGCTGGCCGATTGGAATGGTATAGACACGCATGCAAGGCGCTGGCCGATAGTCATTGACACGCCGACGCGACATCCGCGTGCCGACCCGCCCGCCGGTCCGGCATCCGGTTGCCGGGTCGATAAACCTTTACAGCCAGACCATGCCCCCGGGGCCGGAATACCCCCCGGCCTTCAAAATGACGGACGGCTCTGCGGCGCTGGCGTGAGCACACTATCGCCCAAACGCCGTCGCCACCGCCCGCTGGATATTTGCCGGATACCGCCGGCCGATGCCCGTGATCGAGACGCGGCGGAAATCCTCGTAGAAGAAAAACCGCTTGTCGAGCTGCGCGCTCTCGCTGAACGAGAACATGAGGTGCAGACGCCCGCCCTGCCCGACGAAGATACCCTTGCCCTTGATCACCCGCAGCGCCCGCTTCGGCACTTTCTTGTCGAGTTCCCGCGCCCATGGCGTCTTGCCGCGCGCATGCAGCTTGACCCGCGCCCGGTTGGGAATCGCCAGCGTCCCGGAGTGCGTTTTGCCGCCGCCGGTCGCGTGCTTGGCGAGGTCCGCCTTGCCGAGCGCATCGAACACGCCCGCCGACAGCTTCGCCTTGGACGAATTCTCGACGCGGATCGACGCCCGCGCCAGCCCGCGATTGCGGACTGTAAAGGCGCTCTCCCACGTCGGCCCGATGATACGCGGGCGCACGTCCTTGTGCATCGTGTCGTTGAGCGTGCGCGAAATCGCGTACGGCAACTGATCGCGCGCGAAAATGCCCATCTGATGGGCCTTTTTCGTGAACTCGCGCATATCAAGGTGGACGGTCGTCATCACATCCCCTGGCCGTCTTCGCGGGCGAGGCCGCAAGGTTGTCAATGGCTGACGTGTGTCGTCGGCCGCCTGGATCAGGCCGGGAACGGGGCTCGGAAAACAAAAATCCGGAGGCTTGTGGGCCACCGGACGTAATTTCTCGCGAGCATAGTGAGTCGTTTGCCTGAAATTCGGGATTCGTGCAACTGCCTCTGAGAAAAAATTGCAAGATCGATCAGGCTGTGTCTTTTCTGCGACGCGCAGGGCGGCGGTTTCGCGCCTGTTCTGACCGCGTCGCCCAACGACAATTCGCGGGCCAATTCCGCGCCTTGCACTCATCACAGCCCCCACAAGAGTAGTGCCCATCATTATTGATGCGATCGATACTCAGATCTTCGGCGGGCGGCGCGCCCATGTCAGCCACAAACCGCTCGAAGGAATTCCGCCAGCCTTCGCACACCGTAATTCCGCGCCCCGCGTAGCCTTCGCGGCCATCCGTTTCTCCTACGCGGCAGCGCGCCAGCATACCCAACCACGTCGCCTTCAACTCCGGATGATACTGCGGCTCATGGATGCCCCCAGCGCATCCACACAACTCGCCTGCGCCGAGCAGTAGCTCCCCGCGCTTGATGGCCAGCCGCCTCCGGCACGTCTGACATTCCGCAACAACAGCCGCTGCGCCATCGATGGGCTGCGCCATGCCGACGATCTTGAGCCCGTCAACGACGAGCCCCGCGAGGTTCTTCTGCCGGTGCTGACCGCATCCACACGATGTGACGGCCCCGCTTTCCAGATGCCGCTCCCGAACGACGATCTCGCCACCGCACTCACAGCGGCAACGCATCAGCTTGTAACGGCCACGCGCCGGAGCCCGGCCGATGACCGTCAATTTGGCGTAGCGGGTAGGCAGTCGATTCACGGCTGATGGAAGCCAGCCGCCGCGAGCATGATCGCGAACGCGATCGGCACGGCCATGTCGGCGGCGACTTCGCCGGCTTGCGAGAGAATGCCTCGCGCTCGTTTGAGCATCGCGCGCGCCTCGATCCGCGCGCTCCAGACCGGCAACGGCCCCTCGAAATCATCGTTCGCGGCGTTCATGGCGTCAGTCCTCATTCCATTGAAACGGTTTTGCCTCTTCGCCGGGGCGCAATTCCCGCGCCGGCTTTGCGTTATGTGCCCGCACCGCGGCATCCCGCGCGGAACGCTCAACGAGCGCCTTCATTCTGGCCAGCATGCCCGATTGCAAATCGTCTGCGTCTTGCTTTGACGGGATCGGCCCCACGACGTCCCCGCGATCGGGGTCAGCCTGACCAGGCGATAAAACCCAGGGGCGCAGGTAATAGCCGTCAGCGCCGGGCATGAGATCAACGCCGAGTTGGATCGCGTCATTCGCGGCGTTCATGGGATAAGCCCTTTCATCCTGGCTACCACGTCCATCACTTCCGGCCGCTCGCGGAACAGCGTCAGCAGAGTTGCGACAGGATCGGACGGTGGATGCCCATTGCGCCACTTCTGCACCGCCATCGGTGATACGCCGAGAAGCCGCGCGATCTCAGCCTGAGACCGTCCGGTTTGCTGCACAAGAGCGAATGCCTGCTTTCCTGTCATGGCGTGAGTTATATTCCAAGCACGCGAAAAGTGCAATCGAGTTTATTGCGGCGCTTGACAGAAATATAACTCTGTTATATCTTCTGATCATCGGCCGCCCAGCGCGCCGAAAATAAGCGAGCCCCGGAAGTGCTACCAACACCGCCGAGGCTCTTGATCCAACCCCTGAGTTCACCAGGAGCCAAACCCAATGTTCACCGCTACCACCACGGCGCGACAAGCGCCACCCCTCCCCGCGCGCGCGGCTGTTGAAACCGTCCGTGTCGGGTCCGCCGGTCTCTCGGCGTCCTACTACGCCATGCTCGGCCTCACCGTGCATCCGCTCGCCGCCGTCGGCCTCGGCCTCATCGCAGGCGCGGCCGACTACATCAAGTCCAACGCGCTCGCAGCCGTCATCGATGGCCCGGGCGCCTGGCGCCGCGTCATCGCGCTGCCGCTGTTCCTCGTGCTGTTTATCGCCTCGATGATCGCGGTCGACGGCGTGCTGCTCAAACTTCGCGATACCCTCGTCTCCGGCCCGGCGAACACGATCTCCGACCACGACCGCGCCACGGCCGCCCACAAAGCCGCCGCCGACGAGCTGGCCCGCCTCGGCCCGGTGCGCACGCCCGACGCCATCCGCGCCGCGATGGATGCCGCGCCGGTCTCGCGCGCCGTGTTCCGCCGCACGAACGACTGCACGGACATCACGAAAGAGGAGAGCTTCACCGCGTGCAAGCCCATCCTCGATCTGCGCCAGGAAATGGCCGGCGCCATCCGCAAGCGCGAACTCGAAGCCGCCCGCGACAAGGCAGCCGCCCGTCTCGAAGCGTTGGGCCCGCGGCCATCGTCCGCCGATCCGCAAGCCGAAGCCGTGGCAAATGCCGCCGGCGTCAGCGTCTCGACCGCCGCGTGGATCCTGATCGCCATCGTCGGCTTCGCGATCGAGCTGGCGGCGTGTTTTGGGATGTACGTCCTCAGCGCACCCGCCCGACGCAACACGGTTGCGGCGGGTGCGCCAACAAAAAACGACACGGCCCAGGCCTCGCTCGTCATCGAGAAGTGGGACGCGCCGGCCCCAACGCCACCGACCGGCGGCGGCAAGCCCCGCAAGGCGAAGCCGAAACCCGCCCCGGCCTCGAACGTGGTTGCCTTTCCGCATCCCGTCGTGTCAGCGCTTCAGAACGCCGGCGGCACGGTGGCCAGCAACCAAGACCTCGCCCGCTTGATGGGCGTCACGGAAGGCGAAGCCTCCAAGCGCGTCGAGGAAGTCCGCCACCTCCTCGACCTCCGCCGCGAAGGCAAGCGCATCGTGATCAGCCTGCGCGGGGCGGCGTAACCTAGGATTTTCCTAGGTTTCAAGCCGAAGCGGGGATTCCCGTTTCGGCTCAATATCGGAATTCCGATATCGGCCAACCATCGACCCCGGCAGTGCCCAGCGCTGCCGGGGTTTTACTTTGCCAGAAGCCCCGGCAACTTCGCGACGTTGGCCGCCACGCGGCGCGCCTCGTCCATCGTGAGCTTCTCCGCCGCCGTCGCGGGATGGTCGCTGCCGTACACGTAGGCCACCGCCAGACCGTTCGCATCCACGACCTTGAACCCGCCCGCGATCTCCTCGACGCGCCACGGCGGCGGCAGACGGCGGGTTGGCTCAGTCGTCATAGGTACAAGGTGGTCTCGATCGAGGGTGTGCGCCCGCTATCGTCCCATGACATTCGCTCGACGGGGTCGCAAGCGGCCTCGAAGATGGTATCGCGCGTGTTGACCGCCATCTTGGTGATGTGGATGGTCATCCCGCCGACTTGAAAGATAGTCGCGGTGTCGTCCGGATTCCTCATCACGGATAGAACGTTGTTCAAGTTGATGACGTACTGCACACCGCTGGCGTCCTGACAATTAACCCAATTCATCTCGACCTCCATCGCAATTCGGCCGGTCAGGCTATCCGATTCGGCGCTGGCGTCGACATATCCGCCGCGACGTGTCGACGTTTCAGCTTTTCGGCGCCATAATGGACGGATGGAAAGACGCTCCACCCATCCCGGCGAAATCTTGCTCCACGAGTTCTTAATCCCGCACGGGATGGAAGCAGATGATCTAGCGGCCATTCTCGGCGACCGCACCGAAGCCGATCTACTACTATCCTGCCAGTCGCCCGTCACGCCTCAGATCGCCGCCACACTCGCCCAGCGCTTCGGCACCACGCGGGAGTTCTGGCTCAACCTCCAGCGCCGCCACGACGAAACGAAATGATGCCGCCTCAGTGAAGTCGTCGTTCGATCATAGTGTCGAAAACTCTGGAGATCACGTCGGACGTAAAACCGATAGAGCACAGATGAACCCAACATTGGCGCAATCGGTCCTCAAGATTGTCTCGGAGATAGTCTCGCAGCTCCTCGTCTTGAACCGCATCAAGCCATTCGTCGAACACCAGTCGATCAACTTCTTCGCTCTGCTGCATTTAGCATCGACCTCAATTGGAGTTACCTTGCGTTCAGCCAGTGGCTTGGCTTGATGCCGTCAATTGAACAGTGCTCAGGAATGATGAATTTCTTGATCGATTTATTGCTACGGTACAAATTCCAGGCATGAAATGTTGCGTTTCTCATAGCATCGCGACTTAATCGGGTCCTGGCACCCGACTTGGCCGTAGCTATGACGCGCTCCCTCAAACAAAATGCTGGATCACCTAGGCCGCGCGAGGCGTGTCCGGTATGCACTGTCGCCAAAAACGATTTTACGGCGTCATGCTCCGAGAGAAAGACGGTTCCGACGTAGTGGATCGTGCCAAGTATCGACCTCTGCACATAGCCATTTAAGTGAGAACAAGCACTGGTCGTATCCTCGAGACGTGGGTGCATCGCCACGAAATCCATGATTTCAGCTTTTGAGCGCTGCATGTTTCTCCGCGAACCATCGCGCAAGTCCATCAATGAATTTGCAATCGCGGCCATCAGCTTACTGTTCTTGTATCCGTTGATGGCCAGGGTATCGCCAGCATCTCGCTTTGCCCCGCTGTCCATGGCATCCTGCGCTTGATTAGCGAGACCATAAACGACTAGGCTCTTGAAGCTTTTGCCGCTCTTGATGCAAGCCAAAAGCCTATGCTGCCCATCCAACAATCGACCTGATTCCGAAAATTTTATCGCTTCGCCAGTCTCCATCCATGAACCACTCGTCATATCGCGAGAATACTTGTCGACCACCGCTTGCCTGACGTTCCTATTAGCTCCATTTGCATCGAGAAAAACGCGAGCCTGGGCAGGAGTAACGGTCAACCATTGAACCGCTACGACATCGACCTGTTTTTCAGTATTGATCATGTGAGCCCCCTAAATTTGGATAAATTCCAGCAAACGTGATTGCGTTTGTCCATTTATGCAAGTGTGGCACGCCTAGAAACTGTGTGTGTTTTCAGAGCAATAGTGCACATTGTGCATGTGCAGGGGCGTGCATCGCTGCGTGTCGCCGTTGTTCGCCGTTGATCGCTGCACCCCATGCTTCCTCATTTCGCCTCAGCCATCAGCGAGAAGTTTTTCCACAGCTTTCACTCCACCCGACGCGCCGCTCCGTCGATCGCGTCCCACATCAGGATCGCGCGGCGGGCTTTCGCGTCCTTGCACACGTCGGCGAGCGCCGG